TTTTTTCCTTTTATTTGTGCGTAGCCTTGCCAATGAATACGATCTGTAGTAGGACATCTCTCTTCTCCGAAGATCCAGAAACTAAAAGCTTCTGAGACAATCTCAGGATGAACGTATGCTGTAAAACAGAAATTCTTGTATCGGTCGCGATCAGGTGTTGGTTTTGGTGATTTTGGTTCTTTCACTTTTTTTGGTCGTCCACGTTTTTTGGGTTGAGTGACTTCGTCACTTCGCTCCATTTTAATTAGTAAAAATTTTATTTAAGTTATTTTTTTTTTTTTGTTTTTAAATTACCTATGGCTCGCCGTTATAAACGATCTCGTCGAAGACGTTCCCGAAAATCGAGAGGTCGAAGATCTAGTGGTCGAAAATCCTCATATACGAATTACGTTCGTAGGGGGACACCAATTGCCCCCAGAACAGTTGCTACGTTAAAATATGTAGAGAATCTCGCTTTGGCATATTTATCCGGTACGGCTAATGATTATGTGTTTCGTTTGAATTCTATTTTCGATCCAAACTCGACTGGCACAGGTCACCAACCCTTTTCGCATGATACTTATCAAACTCTATATAATAGATATCGTGTATTTGCATGTTCTTGGAGAATTACGGTGCCTGCATCTAGTGATACAATACAACTTGCTGTTGTTCCTAATAATACATTGTCTGCTTATTCTAATTATACATTGGCTGCGGAAAGTCCGAGAGGAATTTCAAAAGCGGTTGGTTATGCTTCGGGTACAGTTACTGTAATTAAGGGTCATATTTCCTTACCTCGTTTAAACGGATCTACCAAAGCTCAATATAAAGCTGATGATAGATTTCAAGCTCAATTTGGTTCCAATCCTGTAGAGGATATGGGATTACATATTGTTGCTAATATTCCAGGTGGTTCTAATGTTACAATTTATCCAGTGGTACAATTAATGTATCATTGTGAATTCTTTGATCCACTTCAATTAGGACAGTCCTAACCGGGAGCAGATATCGCCAATTTAATCAAGGTTTTTTAAACCTATATTGGCTGTTCTTGCGACATACGTTACTTATGTCGCATTTTTAAGGAAAAATCAGGAACGATATTTTCCGGAATTTCTATTTCCATTTTCCCAAGGCTAGTATTACCCTTGGGAACTTCGCTCCCGGATAATAAAAAATTATTACAATCTTCCAATTTCCATGGTTTGATAATTTGTTCTTCATTAACCAATGTTACTTTCCAACAATTAATTCTGCGATATAATTGGTTAATATTATCATCTCTGTCGACGACCCCATGATATATTTTTTCGGGGGGATTGCATGAAGTAAGAATTATTCTTTTAGAGGTGAATGGCACGGGTTCTTGTCCACGTCTCGGTACATAGAAAGGACCCTCGTCTGCCAGAGATAGGAGCTCCGAGTATTTGATCTCACCTCTAAATTCATCAATAAACACATTTTCTTGTTGTTTATATCCATCCCACCATCCTTTATCATTATTTTTAAATACATAAGTATTATCAGAATTCAAGCCCTGTCTTGCAAATGTTGATTTGCGTGCGCCTGTAGGTCCAAAAAACCAATCTAAAGTAGTTTTTGTAGTTCTCCATTGTTTTCGCATTCGTATAGTTTCTATTCGATCCATAGTGCGTCCATATTGGTGACCAGCTATTGGGTTTTCCATTATAATTTCGTCGACGGTCCTCCCCGCGACGATTTGGTCTCTCAGTGCGTATAAGTCTGTCCTATCGCCTTGGTGAATAGGAGTGCCATAACGATCAACTTTTCCATCTTTTGAACAATATTTGATATTGTCTTCGGGTGTTCCATATGCGTGCCTAACATTACATTTTGGGACTCCTAATAGTTCTTGAATTCTAGTTAAACCAAAACCGTTTTTTCCTTTTATTTGTGCGTAGCCTTGCCAATGAATACGATCTGTAGTAGGACATCTCTCTTCTCCGAAGATCCAGAAACTAAAAGCTTCTGAGACAATCTCAGGATGAACGTATGCTG